CTCGAGGATGCTCGCACCGATCACCTTCACGACTTCCGAGATGAAGCAATGAAGGCTCTCCTCCCCCACTGGGAGGACACCGAAGAATAACTGGAGAGAGGAACCCCGGAATGGCTGGAGTCTACAAGGCGGGCACACTGTACGTCGACGTCGTCCCCAGCATGAGGGGCTTCTTCAAGTCTGTCGAGGCAGATGCAAAGGCCCAGCTGCCCAACATCGGGAAGAACGCGGGTAAGGACTTTGCGGACGGCCTGCGCTCTGGCGTCGGTTCCAGCGGCGCTCAGGTCGCGAAGTCCATCAGTCAGCCTATCGATGCTGCCGCCACTGAGGCGAAGGCCAGCGTCGACAAGATGACGAAGAGCATGCAGGCCTCGACGGGCGGCATGCAGAAAGCTGCGGAGGGCGCGGGCCGTAGCTTCACGACGATGGGCGCCGAGGCGGGACGCAGTCGCGGCCCTATCGAGTCGGCGACGCGCGACCTTGACGAGGCCGCGCAGGCAGCGGAGAAGGCCGCGAGGGGCACGCGCGAGGCGGGCTCAGGTTTCTCCTCTATGGCGGGCTTCGCGCAGAGCGCGATCGCGCCTCTGGCGGCAATGGCCGCAGCCGTGGGCATCGGAGGCTTCGTCTCGGAGGCTATCGCCGCGTCCGACGCCACCCAGAAATTCGCAGACACCATCAAGTTTGCGGGCATTGATCCTGACCGGATCGAAGAGCTGGGCGCCGCCGCCCAGAAGTATGCCGACGAGACCGTCTACGATCTCTCGGATATTCAGGGGATTACCGCCCAGCTCGCGGCGAATGACGTCGAGGGCTTCGACAAGCTCGCGGAAGCTGCGGGCAACCTCAACGCCGTCGCGGGCGGCTCTGCCGAGACCTACAAGCAAGTTGGCCTCGCACTCGTGCAGGTCAACGGTGCCGGCAAGTTGGCGACGCAGGATTGGAATCAGATCGCAAACGCCATCCCCGGCGCGTCCGGCAAAATTCAGAAGGCCCTCCTGGACGCGGGTGCATATACAGGCAATTTCAGGGACGCTATGGCCCAAGGCCAGATCAGCGCCCAGGAATTCAATGAGGCTTTGCTGAGCCTCGGCTTCGACGAGGTCGCAGCGAACGCGGCACGCGATACATCCCGTATTGAGAACGCCGCCGGTAACCTGCAGGCAACCCTCATGGGCGGCTTTAAGGATCTCATTGACTACATGAAGCCGACAATTACGGACTTCATGGGCTGGCTCGCCGATATGTTCTCGGACGCCTTCGGGTGGATCTCCGAGCACAAAGACCTGCTGGTCGCCCTCGGCGAGGGTATCGGAATCGCGGTCGCCGCGTACTGGGGTTTCTCGGTCCTGACCCAGGTCATCGAGTGGATCAAAAACACAACGCTCGTGCAGGAGGGGCTCAACGCCGCTATGGCCGCGAACCCAATCGGGCTTGCTGTCGTGGCTATCGGCGCGCTCGTCGCCGGGCTTATATACCTGTATAACACCAACGAGGACGTGGCGAACGCCATTAACTCGCTGGGTGCGGGTATCGCGGAGTTCTGGACGACCAACGTTACGCCCGTGATCGATGCCTTCGTCGACTACACGAAGAACACGCTGGTGCCGTCTATCGAGTCGGCGTGGGGCATCCTCACGACCGGCGACTACGACGGGCAGCTCTTCGGGCTCGAAGAGGACTCAGCCCTCGTGGACTTCTTTTTCACGCTGCGGGACGCGCTCCTCGCGGTAGGCGAGATCTCCTACAGGGCGTGGACGGAGCAGATCAAGCCGGCCCTTGAAGCGGCGTGGGACTGGATCTCCGGCACGCTCTGGCCGGGCCTCCAGAACCTCTGGTCGACTGTGCTGCAGCCGCTGTTTGAGGGGATCGGCTCGGGCCTTGCGCTCGCCTGGACCGCCGTCATCCGACCTACCCTCATGGCCCTGTGGACCATCGTCTCCCGGGTCATCTGGCCTGTCCTCAAGACACTCTGGGAGAACGTCGTCAAGCCGCTGTGGGAGGGCTTCGCCTCGGCAGTCCAGTCAGCCTGGGCCGTAATTTATCCGGCTATGCAGGCGCTCGCGGGTTTCTTCCGTGACACGCTCATGCCCGCGCTCTGGTCCTTCTGGCAGGATGTGGTGGAGCCGGTCTGGACGAACGTGTCGACGTTCATCCTTGCTGTCTGGGATAACGTTCTGTATCCGCTTTTCGACCTGTTCGTGACGGTGATCTCGGGTACCGTCGGCCTAGCTTTCGAGGGCCTGTGGACAACCGTAGTGACGGCCTGGAACGGGATCAGCTCGGCGATCCAGACGGTCTGGGGCATCCTCTCCCCGATCTTCTCTGCCATTGGCAGCGCGATCTCCTCGACGCTCGGCCCGACCTTCACCTGGCTGTATGACGCGGTCATCAAGCCGGTCTGGGACAAGATCTCGTCGGCGGTGCAGACAGCATCATCCGTCCTGATCGACGTCGTCTTTCCGGCGATCAAGAACGCAATCGGCGGCATGAAGGAGTCGTTCGAGTCTTTCCGCCAGTCGGTCGAGACCGTGTTCGAGAAGGTCAAGAGCGCCGCCGCAAAGCCAATCAATTTTGTCATCACGACGGTCTATCGCGACGGCATTAAAGCGGCGTTCGATACGATCGCCGCGAAGGTCGGCCTCTCCGTCCGTCTCCCCGACGTGAAGGCGATTCCGGCTTACGCGACCGGCGGCGTGTTCAACACGATGACGCCTGGCTACTCGCCAGGCAAAGACATCTATCACTTCTACTCGCCGGACGGGGGCGGCGCGCTTCGTCTGTCCGGCGGTGAGGGCATCATCCGCCCCGACGCGCTGCGTGCTCTGGGTGGGAAGCCCTGGCTTGACCGGGTCAACGCCTCGCGTGGCTCCGGCCTCGCGACCGTCGGAGAGACCGGGCGTCGCCGCGGCGAAGTTGCTTTCGCTGACGGTGGCATCTGGAACGCGGTGAAGGGTGGCTTCTCCGGCGCCCTGGACTGGGTCAAGGACACGACGGAGGCGGTCGCTGAGATCGTCACCGATCCTGCTGCGGCAATCGCAAACCTGGTCGTCAAGCCGGCGCGTGATCTGCTGTCCCCGAAGGACGGCAGCTTCTGGGAGAGCGTGGCCTACGGGATCCCGCCGCTGCTGTTCGACGGCATCAAGTCGATGTTCACGGCGAAGGTCAACGAGTCCGGGCTCTCTGGTGGCGCGGGCCTCGTCGGCGCAGCAATGAAGGCCGTACTCATGGGCGTCCCCTACGTCTGGGGCGGCTCGGCGATCCCGCCCGGCCTCGACTGCTCCGGCCTCGTTTACTGGGCTGCGCAGCAGCTCGGCCTGGGCTGGCCGCGACTCACGGCAGCTGGCTACCAGTCCGGCTCGACACCCGTCCCCTGGGGCTCGGCAACCCCCGGCGACCTCCTCTACTGGGGATCGCCAGCCTGGCACGTGGCCGTCTACGCCGGCAACGGGCAAATGATCGAAGAACCGCGCCCCGGCCTGAGTGCTCGTAAAACCGCGATCTGGGGATCCCCCTCGGTCGGACGTTACGGCGGCGCACGCAAATACGACAGGGGCGGCTGGCTACCCGACGGAGTCACCGCAGCAGTCAATCAAACCGGCCAGCGCGAAGCAATCCTCACCGCCCGACAGTGGGCCGACGTCAGTGCGCTCGCGGCCAGCGGTGCGGGTGCGGGGGTCTCTCTGGAGGGCGCACAGGTGAATCTGATTCTCGATGACGGCGTGCAGTTCCGCGCGCACGTTGAGGGCATCAGCGCGGGTGTCCTCGCTCGCAGGAAGCAGCTCGCAGGAAGGAGCCGATAATGGCGCGCACGAATCTTTGCCCGAACCCCTCTTTTGCCTACGGCACGAATGGGTGGGCAAAGTATGCGCCGTCATCGATCCGGATCGCGTCTGATCCGGCTCCGTGGGGCGGGCAAGAGCGGCAGTCACCAACTTACATGGCTGTCGATGTGCCCGCTCAGCTGCAGGGCCAGGTCGCCACTCCTGGCGTAGTTCCTGTCTCGGCGGGTCAGGCGCTGGCGGTGTCGGCCCTGGTGCGCACGAGTCCTGGTATCGGCCTCGCCGTCCGCGTCGAGTGGACGGTCGCAGGCCGTAGTCAGGTCGCGTCTGCGCCGCTGCTGCTTGCTTCGAGTGCGGAGGGCGATCGCCCGACGTGGGTCCACGTGGCCCCGGCGGGCGCCACTCAGGCGCGCGTGCGCTTCGAGGTTTACACCTCGGGGCCTCGCGACAACAAGCCCGGCTGGGTCCACCTCGACGATGTCATGATCATCGCTGCTGCGACCGTCGAGGAGGCTGTCGCCGATGCGGCGACCTTCTTCGACGGGGACACGCCTCAGCAGCGGATCGGATACTCGCAGCGGGCGATCACTCACCAGTGGACCGGAACTAAGGGTCTGTCTGCGTCGCGTGAGGTTGAGGGCGCGCTGGATATGGCACGCGTGCCGGTCGCGGTCGTCGAGGATGGTCAGGCCCCGCGCGTGCAGCTGGTGATCCCGGCGGCTCTCGCACCTGCGGGCACGGCCTGCTACGTCGAGGGCGTCGCTTCGACGGGCTTCAAGTGGATCCCCCGCGCGGGCGTGTGGACCGGGACGGGCGAGCAGCGCGTGATCGGCGATTCTCTCGCGCCGATCAACACCGAGGTCCGGTACAAGCTGACGACGTCTCGCGGCGTTGAGGTGGAGTCCTCGCCTGTCGTGCGCCGCTGGCAGGGCCTCTCGCTCATGACGGACACTGCGGGCAAGATGCCCGTGAATCTGCTCTGGCAGGGGACCGATCAGCGTGAGATGAAGATGCGGCTGACCGAGCATGAGGTGCCGGGCCGTAGAACGCCGGTCATGGTGTATGCGCCGACGATGGGCGCGGGTACGGTCTCGCTGACGGCGCGCACGAATCTCAAGGACACGCCGGCTCTCAAGCTCTTGCTGGGTACGCCGACGCCTGTCGCGCTGTTCCACAACCCCGAGCACTGCGTGCAGTGCCGGGCGGGCGTGTGCGACGTCGATCTAGTGACGCTCATGTCGCCGACAGGTGTCACGATGGAGCGCGCCGCCCGGATCGATGTCGCGGAGCGCATCTGGGCGATCAAGGGAACGATCACGTCCCTACCGCAGGCTTCAACGCTCCTCGCTCTATCGACGTGGACAGACTTCGACGGTCGCGCGCTCACGTGGCAGGCGCTCGACGCGCGCCGCCTCACGTGGGAAGCCTTTGACAGGACGATCTGGCAGGAGGAGCGATGAGCCTGACCGGCCCGGACGCGCGCATCCCCGACGATCTGCTGTCGTCCGCGTACACGTTGCAGGCGACGGTCGAGTCGTGGCTCGGGGACGAGTACCTCGGTGAGGTGCCCGTCGAGGACGGCTCGGTCGCCTGGGATGCGACCCAGCAGGTGCAGGGCTCACTCTCGCTCACGGTCCCGCGCGTCGGCGCGGCGAGTGAGGACGAGGACTGGCGGGACTGGGATCCCACAGACCCATCGCATCCGCTCGCGACGTTCGGGCAGACGCTGCACGTCTCGCTGACGATCGCTTCGGTTATCCCAGGCGGCGGCTGGTGGGACGTGCAGCTCGGACGCTTCATCATCACCTCTGTCGATCCCGGCCCATCGACCGTGCGGGTGACCGGCAAGTCACTGATGCACCGCCTCGAAGAGGACCGCCTCACGACGCCCCTATCCCCTATGTGGAATGGCACGCTCGCGAGCGAGATCCGGCGCCTGGTCGGCGGGCACATGGGCGTCGTGATCGACACAGGCCTCGTGGACCGTTGGTGTCCCTCGATGACCTGGGGCGAGTCGCGGATCGACGCGGTGTACGAGATCGCGAAGGCGTGGCCTGCGTCGATCCGTGAGGGCGGGGACGGCATCCTGTATGTGACCCCGCCTGTCTCGCCGCCTGTCTCACCGCCGAAGCTGCGACTCACGGATGACCTGGACGGTACCGTCGTCGGCGTCTCCTCTCAGGTCTCCCGGGACAAGGTGTATAACCGCGTCGTCGCGCGCGGCCAGGACGGACACGACGAGGGCGCGCCGGCGTTCCAGGCGGTCGCGGATCAGACGACCGGCCCAATGAGAACCGACGGCCCCTACGGTGTCGTCCCGCGATTCTTCTCCTCGCCGCTCATCACCTCGCAGGAGCAGGCCCGCAAAACGGCGGAGGCGATGCTCGCCGAGTCGATCCGCCGCAAAGTCAAGGTGCCTGTGGAGCACGCGCCGGATCCGCGCGTCGGCCTCGATCAGCCGATCGAGATCGTGACGCAGCCTGTCCTAGCTGCGGAGCCGAAAACCCTCTGGGGCCTCGTCACCGCATACGAAGTCCCACTTACCTACAAGGGCACGCAGAAAACCGACGTGGAGGTGACCCTATGACAGTACGAGTCATGGACCTAATCTCCTCCACGCCGGACGATCTGCCGCCCCGGTACGGGTCGGACAGATCAACGACGGCGATCGCGCGGATCGTCGACCTCGTCGAAGGCGGGCGCCAGCTCATCGTCTCCCTGTACGGCGGCGCGGGCGTGCAGATCCCCGCGACCGCCGTCAACTGGAACGGCGTCAAGACCGCGCACGTGCTCCTCGACCCGGACACGGGGAGGCCCGTCCACGCGCTGGGGCCTGCCCCGGCCCCTGAAGGCCCGCTCCCAGCGATCCCGAAAACTCCTGAGCCTAAGCCGGTCGCCAGGCACGCGGTGCTCACGCCGCAGTGGATGGGTACCTGGACGAATGCGGGCTGGTCGAGGTACGGCGTCGGCGGCGCTTGGCAGGGCACGAACCCAGCAGGCCAGCGGCTCCGAGGTCTCGTCACCTACGGTCGCCAGCTCGAAGCCCTCGGCACGATCACGATCACCCGGGCGTTGATCACCGTCCGGCCAGCGTCGCATGTCCCGCCCTGGGCGCTCGTGATCCAGCCCGCCTCCTACTCGGAGTCGGGTCCGCAGCCTACCGGCGCGACGCAGACGATCAACGTGAGCGCCGCGCAGGCGCAGGTCGACATTACGGCCCTGGCAAAGACGATCCCCGCTGGCGCTGGCCTCGCGCTCGTCGGCGCGGCCTATGGCGGCATCATCAAGGGCGGCGATAGCGCGGCCCTCCACATCGACTACACAGAAACGCTCCCAGTTAAACCCGTAGAAAGGCGTGCGCAATGAGCTACCAGGACCAGCGCGGACACAAGGTGCCCTCCCCTACCGACCCGGCCCGCCGACAGGATCTCCTCGACCTGTCTTTGTCCATTCCTTCGTACAAGGCCTGCGCGTCCGAGACCGCTGCCTCCCAGTACGTCGCCGCGCTCGCGGGCGTGGGCCTCACCGCGTCCCCTGCGCAGCCTGTGTATGTCTGGAGGACCGATCTGAACGCTATCCGCGTGTGGGATGGTCGTCGCTGGTCGGGCGAGTCGAATCTGCAGATGGAGCTGGCGGCGACAGGAGACGTGCCTGTCGGCAGTGGCTTGAGCGCCGGCGTGCGGAATGGCCTCATCAAGGCGGGCAGGGTCGCGACATCGGCGACGGAGGTTGCGTTCGGGAATCTATATCTTGACTTTGTGACATTCCAGACGCCTTTCCCGACCGAGTGCGTATCTGTCACGCTCACGCCGTTGTATGG